TAAGTCTGTTGTAGCTCCGCCGGTTAAGTCTGTTGTAGCTCCGCCGGTTAAGTCTGTTGTAGCTCCGCCGGTTAAGTCTGTTGTAGCTCCGCCGGTTAAGTCTGTTGTAGCTTGAGAGGCTTGGGTTTGTTCGTACGCTCCTAGAATCCCTAGACCTAAATCTGTTAGCTCTTGCTGTCTGTCTAAAGCTGCTTGATTCGCCGCTTCAAACTCTGCGGCCCCCATAATAGTAGGTAGTCCCGCTGCATCAGTAACAGGAGCATACTCAACATCGGTGAAGTACCTACGCCCAGAAGACCCCGGCCTACGCGCCGCAAGCTCTCCGGTAGGTGTAGTGTAAGTAGAACCAAACACGCCCGGTACGAGTGTACGAGTAGCAGTAAGGTCGGGTATGCCGCCTGTATAGCCTTGAGAGCCTCGGGTATCACCGCTGCCGCTTAACCCACCAAAGATACCGCCAACAGCGGCACCTAGTAGTCCTTTTTGTGTTGGGGTCATAATTAATACCTCGCGTTCAGCAGATTTATTATAGTATCTACCGCATCAAATTTTTTCACTGGACCACCTTCTGCGTATATGTTTAATCTTTTTAGTGCTTCTTCTTCTTGCGTAGTTAAGAACGGTTGATCTAACCCACCAGCAAAATCAAACAGGTAATCAATATCTACAAGCGGTCCCGGCCCCCCAGATACTGTACGTACCCCGCTTTGTTGAGGTGTGCCACCGCCGCCACCGCCACCACCGCCACCACCACCTGTTTTTATTGCAGGGGAAGAAGTTTTTATTACAGGAGTATCATACCCTCCATCAACTTTGGGCTGTCCCCCTATATCTGTCAGTATTTTATCTAAATCTGCGTCTGGCATAGGGCCAGTTTTTATTACAGGAATATCGGAATCAACACCCCCTGCTATTATATCTCTCGCGCCAGTTTTTATTGCAGGAATATCGGAATCAACACCCCCTGCTACTATATCTCTCACGCCAGTTTTTATTACAGGAATATCGGAACCAACACCCCCTGCTACTATATCTTCTGCGCCGGTAATAGTTTTTACTGCGTCGTTATTTTTGTCTAAAGCTTCTGCCGCTGCTATTAGGCTAGCTCCTGAAAGCCCTACACCATCTCCGGTTTTTTTAGTGGTGTCTAGTGCGTTACCCCCAGCTACAGCCGCCGTTGTGGTTAAACCCCCCAACCCTGCATTGTTGATTATCCAATCGAGTAAACCTTCCTCTGCTATCGTCCTAGGGTCGGGGATACTAAGCCCTACAGGCATGCCGGTAGCAGTAGTGTTCCCTACGATAAGAGGTGTGGTTTTACCACTGTCTCCCCAATTAATAGTCCCACCGAACCCACCCGTAAGGATGGAAATGGGGTCTAACAGTGTCTGTGCTACCTCTGGACCTTGGCCTAACGTTATAATATCGGAAAAAGCTTGGCCCCCAGCGCCTATAAGGTCTATGGCTCCTTGACCTACCGCATCCAACACCCCACTTACAGATGGTCCCATGACGCCTGAAATACCTTGAGAAGCGTCTATACCTTGGGCTTCAATCTGCTCACGAGACACATTTAACTCAACGAGTTTGGCTTTCGCGGCCTGTACGTCTGCTATCTCTTGCGCCGTGGTTGGGAAACTTGTTACTAGATTTGCGTATTTTTGAGCTGCTTCTATTTGTCTTTGTTCAAGAGTAGGGCCATCTGTAACCCCCTTCATCCTAAACTCGTCTTCGTCCTTAGCGGCCATAATACCACCCATAATACCACCAGCGTCTCCAATGCTGTTGTATCTGTTTGTAAAACCAGAGAGCATATTGGGAGTATATGCTGTGCTTCTTTGGCCCGTACTAGTCAAACTATAAGGTATTTTAGTTCCCATTATATAAACCTACGGAGGTGTTGGGCGCGTCTCAGGTAGCGCCGAAATAAAGTTAATTGTTACTACAGCAGAGGCAACGCCCGGATGGGGGCTAGCTGGGGTTTCAGCATTAAGAGAGGCATCTATATCATCAGACGACCATTTCATCTCTACGTACTCACCCGCTGCCAAATCCAAGTTAAAGTTCCAAGTCGCCTCGTTTACATCAGCAGAACCAGAAAGAACCACATCCTTTGCCGTGTAACCCAAATCTGTACCGTTTCTCGAAATCCAAAGGTATATCGTTTTAGAGCTAGCCGAGCCACTGACAATCTGCGTAGTAAACTGAAAGTTATAAACCCCACCGTACACGGCTGTTATCTCGCTGTTGCTTCCGCCGTTGATCGAGAACCCGCTTTCCAAGTATGTCTGATTGAACGTAACAACCTGCGCTGTGTCTACCACCGCTATGGGCTGATCTACCGTGGAGAAGTATAACGCATTGGGAACGTCAATAAACCGGCCCCCTAACTCTCCAAATACGTTGTTAACCGCGTTTGCCAGTAAGTTAAAGAACAGACGCAGGATGTTATTCAGGTCATCCAGATAATGCTTAAGCGGCCCCGGTCTAGGTATGGGGAGCGCAGGCGTTTGGACCTTTTGTACCAGTCTCTCAGCCACTAACCTCTCCTGCCGTCAGGCCGCATATCCAATCGTGGTATACCTAACTTCCAAGCCACACCCAACTCAGTGGACTCAATCTTAAACGCCATCTGCCTACCACGCACCCGCACAAAGACCTGCCCTGTAAACTGCTCAATAGGTACTGTGGCTGAACGAGTTACCGTAGCGCTGCTGTTTCCACCTTCTGATAGCGGGTTGTTGTACCCAGAACCAGAGTTCTCCATAGGAGATAAAGTCATAGTAGCCGCAGGGGCATCAGCCGTAGAACCTTCAAACGTTACGTCCGGTAACATTCTCTTAACAAACATAAACTTGTCGCCGTCGTCCAAGTCAAATTCAGAGGACACTAGCGTAGCTGTAATCGGGAACGGCGTAGTAGTTTCTTGGCAGTCGTAGCCCACTTCGTGGTTAACCAAGTTGTTGCTGTACGTAGCCGCCATGGGATTTTCTCTCAGATCAGCGTCGATCCAAGCACTGCGCGATAGAGTGCCGTAGTACCAAATGTTCTGCATGTAATTATAGACCACGTAGCGGTCATTCTGGGTAGACTCGGCGGAGCAGTAGAACCACCAAATCTCATCGAACCGCTCGTTAGTACCCGCCACAACTTGGGCATACTGAGAGAAGTTAAAATCGTTGAACACATAGCTGCGAACTGAACAAGGCAGCGTCTGAACCGTACCATCGTAGAGGTAGAACTTATCGGTACCCATCCAATACGCAATGTTGCCTGAGTAAACCGCTGCGTTAGTACTGGCTACAGTAATATTGTCACCAAGGAGCTGTGCACCCCAAACCTCTGGAGCACCTAGATACTGCAAGCCGTAGAGGGCCGTATCGGTCCAAATCAGTACTTCCTGACGCGCTTGTATAGCAGTAACGATCTCACTACCACGTGACAGGCGTAGGCTACCGGCTTGGTTAGTAGCCGCAGGCGTCCAGTTAGCTACATCTTCTTGGTCAGACCAACGGATAAGCATGGGGTCCAGCGTGCTAGTACCCAGATCGTTTGCGCCAAAGCAGAATGCAAACCGAAAGATATCAGACACAAACGCCTTGTTGACTATAGTAGGAACGTCTGACGCACCGCCTAACGAGGTAACGTACACAGCACGGGTAGTTACCCCGTTGCTCGCATCCCAGTAGAAAAGCTCACCGCCACGGTAAGTAAAGAACAAGTCTTCGCCAAAGTTAGCCTGACTCCAAAGCCGCATAGGCGCATCAGTAGTACCGCCAAAACCCCATGTACCTGCACCCCAAGTACCCGCAGACCAGCCAGTAAAAGGCACAGCAATCTCGTTACCCGTGTTGATTTGGTAGGCCGCAGTAACAGTGCCACCGCCCGTAGCGGTAGAAGAAGCTGTAGTCTCAGCGGTAATAGTGTAGGCATCTTCGTCAATCAGGCTTATCTGATATTCGTTATTTAGAGTCAGACCGCCAACCGCAGTAGCCCCACTGAATGTAACAAAGTCGCCTTCAAGCGCACCATGGGCAAGGTCATCCACACGAACAACCGCAGAGCCTAAGAAAGTAGTAAAGGGATCAGTAAGAACTACTGTGGACCGGATGGGGGTAATGTCGTAGTAAGCCCCACCACGCTCGATGTAGTACTTGAGGTTAGTGCCTACAGAAACAAGATTCTGCCCTTGGAGAGTAACCCAGTTGAGCATAGACCGGCAGATGCCAAGGAAAGTTGTAGCAGATAAGCGAACCCATCCGCCAATCTTCTGAGGCATACCCCGTCTGAAACGCACTTTATCGGTTTCGTACCAACCACCTTCGGCTGCGTAGCGAGTATTCTCGCGGTCAACTCCGGGTTTGAATTGTAGTTTCTGTAACGGCATTTTCTAACCTCATAGCGCATATTCGCCACTGGCGATCATATCTGCTAGCTCCAAAGCACGGCCACCCACTTGCTTGGCCCATTTACTGTCTAAGAATTCGGTGCTGGCTTCTTTGTAGTTAGCTGCTTCCATCGCAGCCAATGCGCGTCGAAAACCACGCAAACGCGTAGCTCCGAGGTTAAAACTGATGTCAATCATAGCATCTTTTCTGATATCATCAAGATCGTTGAACCACGGATATTCTGAGGCCAACTCTTTGATTACTCTGGCAATGTCGTTTTCAAGTAGCATGTCAACTTCTTCGTCAGACAAGCCTATTCCGCCATTGGGGTCCACATTCCGGCCAACACCCACCGTCCAGTAACCGCTAGGGCATTTGTAAGCTACGTGCCTGCCGTTGGTGACTACTTCACCCTCGTGACGCTTTAACATCTCAAGAAGCTTTTTCATTTTATTTTTTTCCATTGCTGCCGCCGAAGAAATAAGCAGATATGCCTGAAACAAGTCCACCTAAATAACCTAAGATTAGGTTAAC